GGCTTTGTTAGTGGCCTTGTCGCCACTATCCATTGCCTCGCCAAAGGTTTTGACGGTGTGCTTAGTGCCATCTTCAGCAGACACAAAATCAAATTCAGCGTCCACGGTGACATAAAACAATGCCCCTCCTTTTTGCGATACGCGCTCCACACATTCCCGCGATAAGACCCGTGGAAGAATGCATAGCCCATGTTTAGACAACAATGGTGCAATGGTGTTGTAGACATCATCAATGCCCCGAAAGTTGTAACCGCTGCCTTGCATATTGCGGCGGTCTTTTGTAATGCCAAGCACTGACAAGTCAGCCTGGACGTTGTTGATTGCTTTGTAAACTTTCATAGGTCACCTCCAAAATCTTCACCACATTTTTCACAAGAGAAATACCACAGCACAGTCACATCGTCAAAGGCGTGGCGCGTTAATTCACCGCAGTCATGTCCACAGATTGGGCATTCGTGATCTTCACGGGGTCGGTCAAAAGTAGCATCTGTTTTCATCAGTAATACCTCGGGCCACAAGTGACATCAACAATGGTTTCGGCGGTGTAGCCATTGATTTTGCGTTTGCCAAACACTGTGATTGCCCGCAAGCCGGATGTTTCACATTGTTTGACAGCATCAATGACCTCAGACCGGCCCATCGATTGGATTTGCTTGTCCATTACCAGTTGCTGTTCGGTCATTGGCGGGTCGCTGGCGCAGCCGACCAACGCCAGGCATAGTAGATATTTCATGCGCGTTCTCCCATCAACATCTTTTCAATGTGGCTGATTTCTTCCACAGCAAATTCAATTTCTTGGCACAAATGCCGCACTTGCGCCCGCAGGCAACCGACTTCGTAAGCCAGCCGGTCAGCGGTGTTGGCGCTGTACGCCTGTGCGCGGTCTTCACAATCTTTGATGATTTCCATTGCGTTCATTTTTCAAGCCTTTCGCTGATGTATTGATGTAAATATTGACGGGTTGCGGTGTTGAGATAATCAATCCATTCCAAGCCGCCAAACCGCACTGAATAGACCGCAAGCGTGTCCATTTCGTCATCCCATTCGTAAGTGACCTCTAATTTGGCATATTCGCCATTAGGCAATTCGTCCCATTCAACTTCGCGGGTAGTGTCGTAAACAGTCATACGCCACCCCCGACAAAATAGCCAATGGTGTAGCTGATGATGGCAATGGCTGCCGCTGTAATGATGCTGTCCCAGGTTTCGTGTGTCATTTGATTTTCCTAAATAGTCCGCTCCGGAATGTTGCGGCTGAGGCAAGTATAAGCTAGCTTAACCACATTAAGCCAACTTACATTGCGAAATGCGTTAGGGCAAACCCTATGTTTAATGCCCGTAAGTTAGCTTACAATCCCAAGATGACCAAACAGGAACTTATCACCAAAGCAGGCTCACGCAAGGCGCTGGCTGAGTTGCTTGGCATCAGCCTAGCAGCCATTAGCCAGTGGACGGTTGTGCCCAAAGCGCGGCTGTGGCAGGCTAAAGACTTGCGGCCTGAGTGGTTTTGATTTAGGATTTGGGCACGGCTACCTTTAGCGGGGGAAAAGACGACTTATCACCGTCCTGCCGGAGCTTCTTTTTGTGATAACAACCGTGATAAAGGTTAGACAATGCATTACTACCAATTCAACATTGGTGACTATCAGAGCCATACGGCTCACCTCACAGACCTAGAAGATTTGGCTTACCGCCGAATGCTTGATTGGTGCTATCTCCACGAAAAACCGTTGCCTTCAGACCCCGAAGAAATTGCTCGGTTGGTCAGGATGCGAACGCATAGCGATTGCATTGCGGTTGTATTGCGAGAGTATTTTAAGAAGGCCGAAAATGGATGGATTTCGCTACGGGTATTGGAAGAAATTGCAAGGGTCGGCGTAAAGTCTGATAAGGCCGCAGAGAGCGCCAAGGCGCGATGGTCAAAGGTGAAATATGCGAACGCATTGCAAGCGCAATCCGAAGGCAATGCTACACAAGACACATTACACAAGACACAAGACACATTACCCAAGAAGAATACAGTCGCCCCGCCCGAGGGCGTGACGGTGATGGTTTGGCAGGATTGGTTGAAATTAAGGAAAGCAAAAAAGGCGGCGGTCACCCAAACAGCCCTTGATGGCATACAGCGCGAAGCAGACAAAGCAAGGGTTAGCCTACAGACCGCCCTTGAAACGTGCTGTGAACGGGGCTGGACGGGCTTCAAGGCCGAATGGATGCAGTCTCAGCCATCACAGCAAGACAAGAACATGGGCGCAGCCAGGGCCATCTTTGGTGACGAAAGGAACTTCAATGTCCTCAAAATTACCTGATGGCTGGATACAGCGGCTGTTTGCGGCCCTGCAAGGCCATTACGGGACTCGATTTATGAATATGTGGAAGACCGGACAGACATTGCCGGACGGGTCTGATGCTGGTGTGATGAACGCCATGAGTATTTGGTCGGAAAAAATGGCGGGTTTTAGCGCGGCAACGATTAAGAGGGCGCTGGAGAACTTGCCGGAAGACCCGCCTACGCTGCCGCAATGGATCAATTTGTTGCGCCGCAGCTATGTTGAGCCGCCAGTCTTGCGATTGGGCAACGAACTGACCGCGGAGCAAAGGGCAAAGAACAAGGCCAGGATTGCCGAACTGATTGAAAAGGTGAAATCTGATGGAGCAATTAAATGAGCTGGCTTTATTCGCAGGCGCTGGTGGTGGAATACTTGGGGGAAAACTTCTCGGATGGCGAACAGTCTGCGCCGTTGAATGGGAAGCCTACCCAGCAAGCGTACTGTGCGCCCGACAAAATGACGGTTTTCTCGAAGCTTTCCCGATTTGGGATGACGTACAAACCTTTGACGGAAACCCGTGGCGAGGAATTGTTGACGTTGTATCTGGCGGGTTTCCATGCCAAGACATCAGCGCAGCAGGAAAAGGCACAGGAATTGACGGAGAGCGAAGCGGGATGTGGGGAGAAATGGCACGCATCATTTGCGAAGTACGACCCCGATTTGTCTTTGTGGAAAACTCCCCAATGCTCACTTCTCGGGGACTCGGAAGAGTTCTTGGAGACCTGGCCGCAATGGGGTTTGATGCGAAATGGGGAGTGCTGGGAGCAGCGGACGTTGGAGCAAACCATCAGAGGGACAGAATCTGGATCGTTGCCCACACCCGTGAAATCAGATTACAAGGGAACAAGCAAAAACAGCAAGTTTCAAAGCAGAGCGATTCAATATATGGCTTGGGACAATGGGACGGGAGCATCAACGCTGTACCCAAACCCATTGGCATACGAACTCTTAATGGGGTGGCCGCAGCGGTGGACAGACTTAAAGCCATTGGCAATGGACAAGTCCCATTGTGTGCAGCAACAGCATGGAGAATCTTAAATGCGTAGAGCAGCAAGGGTAGATTCCAACCAAGCCGATATTTGTGCAGCACTGCGAACCGCAGGGGCGACCGTGTGGATTATTGGCTTACCCGTTGACCTACTTGTCGGATACAAAGGGCACACTTTCTTGATGGAGATCAAAACCACCTCTAAAAAGCGTTTAACGGGCCTACAAGCCGACTTTTTCCAAAATTGGGCCGGTGGTACGTTGTGCAGGGTTGACAGCCCACAGGCGGCTTTAGACATGATCAGGTGCGTAGATGAGAAGCCTTAACCAAAACCGCATGATGTGGGCAAACCTTGAAGACATTGCCCAGCAAGTGGTGTGGTACGGTGTTAAGCTGACAAAAGATGAATGGAAAGACGTTTTGACCGCCGCGCTGAAAAAACAAAAGGTAGTCCCGGGCATTGAAGGCGGCTTTGTTGTAATTGGTGCGCGTACCAGCAAGATGACCGTTTCGGAAATGACCGAACTGATAGAGTTATCCACAGCCTTTGGCACACAACAAGGCGTGAAATTTCGCGCTTTTGTCGATGATTAGATGCCCTGAGTGCGGGACATGGACAATCGTGAAAGAGACGCGATTGGAAGCTGGCAACGCCCGCCGCCGCCGGATTGAGTGCGCCAATATGCACCGATTCACAACCTTGGAGACTGTAATTGCTGAAAAAACACGAATACGTCAGAAGCAAAAAACTGCTGAAATTAGTGGCAAGCCTTGACTGTCAATGCTGCGGATCGGGTCAAATGGTGCAGGCCGCACACACAAATTGGGGCGGCGGCAAGGGTCGGGGCATCAAGGCCGACGATAATTTGGTGGCTGCGCTATGCTTACATTGCCATTTTGAGATTGACCAAGGCGCAAATTTGGACAAAAATGAGCGCCAGCAGCTATGGAATCAGGCGCACCAAAAGACGGTGGACGCATTAACCAGCGCAGGGCGGTGGCCTAAAGACGTACCATTGCCTTACAATTAAGGTGTCAACACGCATGGGGATTAAGTTAGTCTCCAGCCGTGTTGGTGATATCAGACAACCAAGTCGGAGGCCTATTGCGTTTTGATGTCGTAAGTTGAGCAGTGAACGTCCAATCTCCTGAGAAATTCTCAATGACACAAACGACCGGTCCTAGGACAAGCCTGAGATGGGTACAGGCCACCAACAACCTTAAAGGATTGCTATGAAAAAGAATGTTGCGGATTTCATTTCGACCATGCTGCACAGCGGCACGGTCACCCATTTCATGCATTTGTCAACCGACAGCTTTGCGGTACACATGGCATTGGGCGCGTATTACACCGAAATCATTGAATTGACCGACCAATTTGCCGAGGCATACAACGGCGGGTATGAAAAAATCAAAGATTATCCCGAGAACTTTCACAACGCTAAAGACCCGCAAAAGTACATGGCAAGCATGAAGGCGTTTATTGAGAAGAATCGTGTGGCCCTGCCTGATGACAGCCAATTGCAAAACATCGTGGACGAAATTGCCGCGCTGGTGGACTCTACGATCTACAAGCTAACCCTCAAATGATCCGCATATTTGCAGGATACGACCCTCGGGAAGCCGTGGGCTACCATGTATTCTGCCAATCGGTCATAGAGCGCACTAAGGGGCTGGTCAGCATTACGCCCTTATCCGGCAAGCAGCGGGACGGCACAAACGCATTTACCTACCAACGGTTTCTAGTGCCATTTCTGTGCGGATACCAAGGCGAGGCTATCTTTTTGGATGGCAGCGATATGCTTATGCTGGCAGACATTGAAGACCTAGAAAGCCTGTTTGACCCGCGCTATGCCGTCCAGGTGGTCAAGCATGACTATCAGACCAAACACCCAAGGAAGTACATTGGCACACCGATGGAAG